GGCGGCGTGGCCGACGTCTATGACCTGACGGTTGAGGGTTTGGAAAACTTCGCCATCGGGGCCGGGGTCTTCGTCCACAACTCGCTCTGGGACGTCAAGCCGGATGTCTACTCCACGGGCGACTGGTTCCACGTGGTGGTAGGCAACGAGCAGGCGCCGAGCCGGGTGGTCGAAGACGACGCCAACGTCGAGGAGATCGCAGCCACGCTCCCCGAGGATTGCGTGATCATCGACGTGCCCTCGGACTTCCGTAGCGACTTCGAGACCGACCTGGAGGGGGCCATCCGAGACCTGGCCGGTGTAGCCACGGTCACGGTCAGTCCGTACATCCAGCGCAGAACCAAGATTGTCGACGCCATCCGCAAGGACCTCGTTCATCCATTCAGCGTCGAGACCTATGATCCCTCACAGCCGGGGCACTTCTTCTGGCACAAGATGGTTCGGCCAGACACCTACGAAGGGGTCATGAGGCCCATTCTGAACCCGCACGCGCCTCGGCACATCCACATCGACCCCTCTGCGACTGGGGATGCGACAGGTCTCGCCATGGGGCACATCGGAGGCTGGAAGAACGTCATCAGGCGAGACGACGATGGCAACCAGTACCCGGAGAGAGCCCCGGAGATCCTTATCGACTTGGCGCTGCGGATCGTTCCTCCAGCCGGTGGAGAGATCATTCTCGGAGACGTTCGCAAGCTCGTCTACGAGCTGTCGAAGCACGGGTACATGATCACCTGCGTGTCGATCGACTCCTGGAACTCCGTCGAGGCCATCCAGAAGCTGAACCAGCGGGGCTTCAACGCGATGCAGCTCTCGGTGGACCGCACGATGGGTCCGTACGACATGCTGAAGTCGGCGTTGTACGAGGACCGGCTGTTCTACTACGACTACCCTCCGTTGCTCCAGGAGTTACGAGAGCTGGAGCACGATCGCCACAAGCGAAAGGTCGATCACCCGCTGCGCGGTAGCAAGGACGTTGCGGATGCCGTCGCCGGAATCGTCTGGACGCTGATCGAGAACTCGTCGCACTACCCGCTCACGATCATGAGGAGCGTGTCCCAGGCGCCTGATGTGTGGATGATGGAGCACCAACAAGCGGCTCTCGCGCACTCGTACGGGAGCGAGGACGTGTCGGACATGACGGGGGAGCCCATGCTGCCCGCCTTCCTGTTGGGGTCTGGTGAGTTTGGGGGCGGCGAAAGCGACTTCTGATTCTCGGGCGGTCGTGGTAAGGATTGGAATAGTGCCCGGGGTCGGAGGCTTTGATGGATGATCGGTTGAGGCAGCAACTGGAGGACGTTTTCGGGACCGGAGCCCAGGTCTCTCCCGGAGGGACTGGTGCTGTTCTCGTGCGGCCCTCCAAGTTGTCCATGGACCTGGCCGGGCAGGTTGTTCGTGAGATGCCTCTGGACGGGTTGTATCGGGACCTCGGGGCTGTGGCGGCTCGTCTCGTGGCTGACGAGCTGGAGACCAGAGGACTTCGTCCAGCCGACTACGCCAACCTCCCTGAACTCCCCCAGGTTGTCGCTCGAAGGATCGGTGGGTACCTCCTGCGGTCGGGAGAGTTTTCCGCAGCGTTCATCCAGAACCTGACGGCGAGGGGCTAGATGGGAGCTGTTCAAAACGTCGTTGATCGTCTGCGCCGAGCGTTCCTCGTCGACAAGGAGCGCGGGGGCGATCTCCTGGCTCGTGGCTCCACTTCGCCGACCTATCCCGACTCCGGGTATGACCTGCTCCAGGCCTACGGCTACGACGCGCTGTCGGACTACCTTCGCCTGGAGCACGACCTCCTGAGCCGCTATGTGGACTACGAGGAGATGGACGACTACCCGGAGATCGCCTCTGCGGTGGACGTCTATGCCGACGACGCCTCGCAGCCCGACACCCAGCTCCAGCGCACCGTATGGATCTCGTCTCCGGATAAAACTCTCCAGGGCGTTCTCGACGACCTCTTCTTCGTTCGGCTCCGGATGGACGAGGAGATCTGGGAGCTGACTCGCAGCCTCGTGAAGTACGGCAACGACTACGAGGAAATCCTGGTCACGAAGGAGGGGGTGGTCGGGTTGAACTTCCTTCCCGCCCCCACAGTTCGACGTGTGGAGGGTCCACGGGGCGAGCTGTACGGCTTTGTGCAGGACTTCCGAGGGAGGTTCGGGTACTCCCCGCAGGAATTCCAGAAGCTGCTCATGCAGCGGACCGACTCGATTCGCAGCATGATGCAGCCTGGCGGCAGCACGATCTGGCAGGGCGGTGGGTTGCTCCAGCAGGTCTCCGCGCTGGAGACCTGGGAGGTAGCTCACTTTCGGCTTCGCGGGAAGCACCGTCGCAGCGTGTACGGGTACTCGGTTCTGGAGCCGGCCAGGTGGATCTGGAAGCGGCTGATGCTGCTCGAAGATGCCGCGATGATCTACAGGCTCCAGCGGGCCCCGGAGCGATACGCCTTCTATGTCGATGTCGGCGACCTCCCTCCAGGCGAGGCGCTGGCCTTCGTCAACAAGATGCGCCAGCAGCACCGGAAGAAGCGGTTCGTGAACCCCTCTACCGGCAAGCTCGACCTGAAGTTCGATCCTCTGTCGCAGGACGAGGACTTCTGGGTTCCGGTCCGGAAGGGTGTCGAGGGTACGCGCATCGAGGTGCTCGGTGGGCCCTCCTGGCAGCACATGGAGGATGTCGAGTACTTCCAGAACAAGCTCTTCTCGGCTCTGAAGGTGCCGAAGGCGTACCTGGCGCAGGATGAGAACGTGGCGAGGGCGGTGCTCTCCAGCGAGGACGTTCGATTCGCTCGGTCTGTGCTTCGGGTGCAGCGCGAGGTGAAGAACGGTCTGAGCAAGATCGCCCGGACACACCTGGCAGCGTTGAACATCGACCCCTACGCAGCGGAGTACGCCATCCACATGACCGTCCCGTCCGCCATCTTCGAGCTGGCACAGCTCGAAGTGCGGAACGCTCGGGCGGACCTGGCCGCGCGCATGAGAGAGCACGTTTCTCTGCCGTGGGTGCTCAAGAACGTCTACCTGCTGTCGGATGACGACATCGAGACCATCATCAGACAGCGATCTGAAGACACGATTCGTGAGGGGAAGGCGACGGCCGAGGTCGAGAAGATGTCCGGCATGGCTCAGGCCGAGGTCGAGAAGGCGAAGGCGCCCCCACCCGGCATGGAGAGCGTGACCGGAGACGAGAAAGCGCTCAAGGGGCTCAGGTTGTTGGAGCGCAAGCTTGCGTCTCTGCCTGCTTCTCAGCGTCGTCCCATCACGGAGGAGGAGTTGTTCCGTAAGGGCACTGGAGCCGGACGGGGCGCCGAGAAGAAGCTGAACGCCATCCTCCAGAGCAACGGTCAAACGGCGAAACACATCAAGGAGATGAGCGGACTGCTGCACGACATCGCGGTCGCGGCTCGGGCCCGATGACCGATTTGTCCTTCCTTGACACTGATTTGGGGAGCATGTAGTGTCAGCTCAGATGGATCGCCTTGGGAATCTCCTCCCTCCCGCAGAGCTACGTCGGTTGACCTGTGGGAGTCACGAACAGCACCTCCAGCGGGTGTTCGAGGCGCTGAAGGAACACTTCCAGGGTCAGGACTTCGCTGTGGTCGCGACGCGCCGCGAGGACGTCGTGGTGATGCTCGGGGAGTCCTGCTACCACCTCTGGATGTCGGAAGGTTCCTCGGGGCGTTTGGAGTTCCGCGAAGCCAGACCGATTCAGGTCGAGACGCTGAAGGCGACCGCGACGCGAGATCACTGGTTGCAGGAGGCGCGGGAGATCGCATCGCTGCTCATCAGCGGCGCATCCGGTTTGGCCGAGGCCCACCTGAGAGAGCTGGTTCTCAAGGCTCGTCCCCAACTCTGCGAGTCGGCCGTGATCGAGGAGATCGCGTGTCGGTTGCAGGCTCCCGCAGCATGGAAGCAGGTTCTCGCTGCTCAGGGTGCTCGGGAGACGCTTCTGGCCGAGTCCATTCAAGCTCCCGGCGAAGATCGGTTGCGATTGACGTTTCGGGCGCTGTATGATGGCTTGGTTGATGGTGATCCGGAGTCGTACTCGGATCAGGTGAACGAGGAGTTGGACTGGGTGATCGGTCAGTCGGAGCGGCTTCTGGAGGAGACGAAGGCACACCAGACCTCGGTTCGTGGTGTTGTGCTTCAGGAGCAGGATCACGAACCGACCCTTGTGTTGTTCGAGAACTTCGCCACCGACCTGATCAAAGACCTGCGGGCCACGCACGAGGACGGTCTTCGTGCGGCTCTCTACATCGGAGATGTTCGCTCTCGCGCTCGTCTTCACGATGTGCTAGCGGATGGACTGCGGGAACGGAGTGCGGCAAGCCGCTTCGTGGCTGTGGTGGCTGATCGGTTGATCTCGTAGGAGGAAGAGAGACATGTCACTTCTCAGGCATCCGGTGGTGTTGACGTCCCTGGAAGAGGATTTTCGGAAGATCGGCCTGCTCACCGAGGAGGCGTCTCCGAGAGAGACCACGATCGGCCCCAACGACCTCCCCAAGGGTGAGGGTGGCGTGACGGGGACGGGGGACCCTGGCAAGAACAAGCGCAAGGAGGGCTCTCCCTCCGAGCTGGGCAAGGGCTACAAGGTCGGCGGCGACAAGCTCAACGCCCAGAGCAGCGAGAAGGACGACCCCTCCATCGACCACGGCACCACCGAGGACGTGGAGGAGACCGACGAGAACGTCAACCTGGCGGAGGCCGTCCGCTTCCACAACACGTTCATGGAGGACTGGGACGAGATGGGCGCTCAGGGCGTCCCGACCCTGACCCTGACGGACGCGGACATGGACGTCCTGGAGAGCATGGCCGAGGAGGTCACCGACCTGCCCGGCGGCATCATCGCCGAGAACGACGACGAGGACGAGGACGACGAGGACGAGGACGAGGACGAGGACGAGGACGAGGACGAGGACGACGAGGACGAGGACGACGAGGACG